TACGGCTGAGGGGTTGGTGCATGGGGATTATTCGTGCGCTCAGGTTTTGGATGTTCGCTCTGGCGAACAGGTTGCGATCTGGCATGGGCATATTCCGCCGGATACGTTGGCTAACGAGGTGTACAATCTGGCGTTGTGGTATAATGATGCGTTGACTTGTGTGGAGTCGAATAACCATGGGTTGACGACGATTGTGCAGTTGCGTCAGTTGGGGCATCCGAATCTGTTTCGGAAGCGGATGTTGAATCGTTCGACTACGAAGGTGTCGCAGGAGTTTGGGTGGAAGACGACTCGTACGTCGAAGCCTTTGTTGATTGACGATTTGGGGATGGCGTTGCGGGCGGGCGAGTTGACGATCCATGATCGGTACACGTTGGCGGAGTTGCGGACGTATGTGCGTAATGAGCGGGGTTCGATGGGTGGTTCGCCGCATGATGACCGTGTGATGGCTTTGGCGTTGTCGAATGAGATGCGTCAGTATGCGTTTATGCCTGAGTTTGCGCCGAAGGTGGACGATTATTGGACTATTGATTGGTTTGCCCGGATGGTGAAGGATGACCCGAATCCGGATTTGAAGATTGGTTCTCACACGATGCGTGGGACAGTCTGACCAGTTCCTGTAGAGGCTTTATTAAGACTTGGAGGTCTTTGTGGCTAAGAATTTTGTGTCGCACACAAACGGCACTGTGACGATTGATGGACCGAAGGGTCAGAACAACAGGATGGAACGTGGCGGTTCCGTGGTGTCGAACCCGATTTGGGAGCCTGCAGCACCGAACTCTCCGAAGCAGCGGTTTGACGATCCGAAGTACGCCAATCAGACTGGCGGCTACGGGGAAATCGGTATCCGTGAGACGCCGTTCAATCAGCATGGGCAGGCGGGCAAGGTTGAGCCGTCGAAGCCTCAGCCGGACCTGAAGGGTCACAACGCTGCACCGCACACCAAGCGCCCGTAACGGTGGCTGTCCTCCCACGGGAGGCATCGTTCGCGGAGTTCCGAGACTATGTCGTGGAACACCGTGGGGACGTTCCCTGCGCCGAATTGGATGACTTGTGGGAGCGGCGTCAAAAGTTGCTTGGTATCGGCTTCGCAACTGGAGCGGGTTACCGCTCCACGTTGCCCCCCGACGAACAGCATCTGAGCCGGGAGGAACGCGGCCAGAAGACAGCGGTGGAAGCGAAGGCGGCGGGTCGAAACATCGAACGTCTGCCAGATAAGGTGTATTTCTGATGGCGCGTAAGACGCGGGTTGAGCAGCATGAGATTGTTCAGCGTCGTCTGAGGTCGTCTGGGCGTTGGCGTGACGAGATGGGCTACGATAGTCTGTGGCGCCGCATGAACGATTTGTACCGTGGCAAGCATTGGCCGCGCACCAGTGCGAGTAGCGAAGATTTGATTGCTGTCAATCTTGCTTTTAGCACGGTGAATGTTATTGCACCGTCGGTGTCGGTGAATCATCCGAAGATTGTGGTGTCTCCGACGTTGCCGCAGGATGCTGACAGGGCCACGTTTGTTGAGGCTGTCATCAATTACATGTGGCGGCATCATGATTTCCGTAATCCGTTTCGACGCACTGTGAAGGACTTTCTGATTTTCGGCCACGGGTGGCTGAAGGTTGGTTGGAACTTTGTGGAGCAGGAACGGTCTTTGGGCGATGTGGAACGTCAGGAAATGGGAGAGGACGCCTTGTTTGAGGCGGACCTGTATGGGATGGAAAACCCGGAGTTGGCTGGCAGTTTGCCTAGCGACGAAGAGTTGCTGGCTATGATCCCTCAGACGAGCATGTCGGTTGTGGAGGATCAGCCGTTTGTGGAGCGGATTTCTCCGTTCGATATGTTTGTCGATCCGGAAGCGACCTGCATGGCGGATGCGAAGTGGATCGCTCAGCGGGTTATTCGGCGCTTAGAGGACGCTAAGACGGACAAGAACTATAAGCCGTCGGTGCGGAAGTCGTTGACTGCAGACGCCATGCTGTACCCAATGTATGAATCTGCTAGCCGTCAGGAACGGGAGCAGTTCCTGTTGGAAGAGGAGCGGGTGGCGATATACGAATACTACGACATTGCGAATAATACGATGAGTGTGTCGTCGCTGACTGGCGACGAATTCTTGGTGGATCCGATCCCCATGCCGTACGCGTACGGACAGCCGTTTGTGATGTTGCGAAACTATGATGTTCCGGACTTTTTCTACCCGATGGGTGATCTGGAAGCGATTGAGTCTTTGCAGACGGAGTTGAACAAGACTCGTTCTCAGATGATGAATGCCCGGAAACGGTATGCACGAAAGTATCTGTACCATGAGCGTTCGTTCGGCCCGGAGGGCCGTGAGGCTTTGGAATCCGATCAGGATGGGCGCTTGGTTCCCGTCGTGGATGAGAACAAGCCGTTGTCGGAAACGGTTGTTCCGATGCCGCAAACCCCGCTTTCGCCTGAGATATACAACATGTCCTCAATTATCCAAGAGGACATTTACACTGTTTCGGGTGTGTCGGAGTATGCGCGGGGGCAGTTCCCTGAGATCCGGCGTACCGCAACTGAGGCGAGTATCATTGCTGATGCTGGCAACGCCCGCGCTGCGGACAAGTTGGCGATTATCGAATTGGGGATCGGGCAGGTGGCCCGTCGCATCATCCAGTTGATGCAACAGTTTATGACTGGCGAGCAGGTCGCCCGGGTGGCGGGCCGTGGTGGCGAGAACCTGTTCGTGTCGTACACCCGGGACGACATCGTCGGGGAGTACGATTATTCTGTGGAGGGCGGTTCGACGCAGCCCACCAATGACACCATTCGCAAACAGCAGGCCGTTTCGTTGTTGAACGCTATGGCTCCGCTGGTGGGGACCGTGATTGATCCGACAGCGCTTGCGAGGCATGTACTCCAACGCGGTTTTGACATTAAGGATCCCGACAAGTTCTTGATGCAGCAGGCACCGATGATGCCGGAAGGCGGTGGTGGTCCACCGCCGGGTCCACCCGGCGCAGCGGGCATGCCGATGATGCCTCCTGAAGATGCTTTTGCAGATACTAGTGGTGTTCCGCCTGAGTTGGTAACGCAGTTGCAGAATCAGATGGGCGTGGAGTTGGGAAGTTTATAGGTCGCTTGGGACAGAGTGTCCCTAGTAAAAGAGAGCAATCGCTTAACGGGCGGACTCTTGGGAGGCAATAAAATGGAAGATGAGACGGAACCCACTGAGGTGGACAGTCCAGATTCTTCGGTTGGGGTTTCGGAGGAACCTGCTGGGTCGTACACCGTGAAGGTGGATGGTTCGGAAGAGCAGGTCAGTCTTGAGGAACTTCGGGATGGATACCAGCGACAGTCGGATTACACCCGTAAGACGCAGGAACTGGCATCCGAACGCAAGAGGTTGCAGCAAGCCGAAGCGATAGTCACTTCGTTGGAAGCGGACCCGGAAGGGACGATGTCAGCGTTGGCAGATGCGTTCGGGGTTTCAACTAGACAGGCGCCAAGGGCGGCTGAGGTTGATCCCTACGGTGCGGCATGGGGTGATGAAACCCCTGACCCTACCGAAGATCGCATTCGTGGACTGGAGCAGAGGTTGGCGGCACAGGACCGCGTTCAAAGACGACAACAGGTAGAGAAGCAAGTCGAAAACTTGAAAGGGCACTACGGCGATTTCGACGCTCAGGATCTATTCCAGCATGCGTTAGCCAACAAGATTACGAATCTTGAGGCGGCATTGACACATATGCGTTATGACGATGTGTCGCGGCGGGCGCAAACGTTGGAGCAAGAGCAGGAGCGTACGGAAGCGAAACGGGATGCGAGTGTGGTGACCCCCTCGGGGTCTAAGCAGGCGGGTTCCTCTCAGGCTGCTCCAACAAAGGTTTCTTCCATCCGTGAGGCGTTTGAGAACGCCAAGCGGGAACTTGCTTCATAACAGAAAAGCGAGGTGACAGACCATGGCGGGTAACGCTAATTTTGACGAGATTCTGTCTACCACCCTTAAGAACTATATCCCGAAACTGACTGACAACATCTTTAACGCAAGGCCTTTGTTCTATGCGTTGACGAACGGTCAGACGATTCGGCGTATTTCGGGTGGTGCGAACATCGTCGTCCCAATCATTTATGGGACAAACTCAACCGCTGGTTCATACAGTGGTACAGATACTATATCCGTGACGGCTCAGACTGGCATTAGTGCCGCTGAGTATTCATGGGGCCAGTATGCTGCCACGGTTACAATCAGTGGTATTGAGGAAGCCAAGAACAACGGTGAGGCACAGATCATTGATCTGCTGGAAGGCAAGATTTTCCAGACGCAGGAAACCGTGATTGAAAACATGAACACCATGTTTTGGGCTGATGCCTCCGGCAACGGAGGCAAGGACTGGAACGGTATAGGGAACATAGTCGGTGGCACGGGCGTGACCCTTGGTGGAATCAATCCACTTACCGCTGGCAACAGTTGGTGGAAGTCCACTGAAGTTAATCAGGGTGGTG